GACCCCATGATGCCAACATTGCTTTTGTCTTTTTCATTTACCCTGCTTTCCCTATCTTTAGTTTTTCAATCAACTCAGCACATTTGGCTGGATTGAGAGAAACCTCAAAATGCATTTCATCTTTTCTGTGTGTGTAATCCCCACCCCACTTTAGCCCATACTTTTTGCATAGTGCCTGAATTAAGACTGTTTGCATGGGTGTAAATGTCGCGGCATGACCCAGGGGATGCTTTGTGGCATTTAAATCAATGGCAGTGCCTGATGAATGATTGCTCAATTTGTCAGTTGATCCGCGTATGTTTCGGTAACAAAAACCCCAGTCATCCAATGCACCTTGATCAATGGGTTCAATGTGTTGATGAAATTCTGCCGCAAATGTGACCAGTAATGGTGCAACCGCCGCCGCACACCTTAGTTTAATCTTTGTGCCTGGCACTGGGTATGAGCCAATTCCAATGGCAGTTGGATCAATTGATGCAGTCCAACCATTAGATGATTGGATCATGATCCTTGTTTGTGCAAACCCATTCAAATTCATCATTTAATTTTGCCTCATCATGGCACTTGGGCGGTATAAAATTTGCCCCATCATAAGACCAGCCAATTCCCGCATTTGTAAATTCAACATAATCATTTGGATTAGGTAATGAGTTGATAAAATCAGTATCTGCAACAATAGTGTTTTCTATAATTCCGTTTTTTATTAAAGCAAAGTTTGTCATATTAAATACCTCACAATAATTACGCCATCTTTACCGCTACCACTTGGCCCATTGTTAGGATTTCCTGCGCCTTGTGTCCAGCCAGCACCACCACCGCCTGAACCATAAGATGTTGCACTCGTTGGTGTTGTAACTATTGAACCACCTGTCGTATCTGCACCACCTCGCCCTGCACCAGTTCCACCAACTCCACCTACGGGAACAGTTGATTGGCCACCACAACCACCGCCACCTGAACATATAATTGTCATACCTGTTAAACTTGTAAAATTACCAGCAGTTAAATTGGCATCTATTGTTGTTAATGTGTAACCTTGACCGCCATTTCCGCCGACACTTTGTCCACCAGGTGCAGTTCCAACACCACCTGCCGCAGTTGCGCCACCGCCACCGCCGTCGTTATATTGAGCACCACCATTACCGCCAGCATTTGTATTAGAACCATTTGCTGCGCCACCAGTTCCATAAAATCCACCACCGCCTGAGCCACCAGCACCACCATTAGGTCCACCAGCACCACCATAACCGCCACCTAAACTAGTAACATAATTAGTTGCACCTAAATTAAATGTGCTAGTGCCACCAGTATTACCAGGAGTATTAGTGCTTAAACCTGCGCCACCGCTACCAATAGTTACTGTGTATCCAGTTGCTGTGGCTGAAACAGTTGTATTTATATCTAACTCACCTGCGCCAGCACCACCACCTAGATTTCCACCGCCTGAGCCACCGCCACCACAACCCGTAACATCAATACTAAATGCACTTAATGGTGTAAATGTTCCTGAAGAAGTAAATATATGATATTTATATGCACCAACTGTTACAATTTCATTACCACCAGTAGCATCATTAAGTGATTTCTTTGATGAAGCAATGATTCCCAAAATACTCATTAGGACAGGTCGCCAACAATCGTAAACACATTTGATGCGGTGCAGATAATGCTTGCGGCTGAGTAACGCGCCCTTAAAATTGGCGCACTTGCTGATGCCCCCGTTGATGTGATTGTTACGCCACCGCCTGAGATAGTGGTCAATCCAACACCAATTGATTGAACATTTATGATGTCACCTGCGCTAAATGTTGATGCTGGGATTGTCACAACAATTGCCCCTGCATTTGATGTTGTAACCAATTTGTTTAAATCCGCTGCAACCAATGTGTAGGTTGTGCCAGTTTGTGCGTTAAATTCTGTTTTCAATCTAAGATCGGCAGTGCCGCTTGTAACTCCACCACTTAAACCTGATGACACTCCAGTTGTGATGCCTGTTATATCTCCCGCAGTTGCTGCAACCCATGTGAAATCTAAATCTGTGTTTGATGTTTTGCTTAAAACTTGGCCAGTTGTGCCACCTAATAAATCAACAAAATCTGTGTCCACCGCCTGACCGAACACCTCAAAATCCGCTGGTAAATTTGTTACCAAATCGGTTGCTTCAGGCATTTGCCAGCCAAAATTGCTGGTTGGATTTGTCATCTTGTCATTTCTCCTTTATGCAACAATTGTTGCGTTTTCCCAATCTAAAGTTGGGCTGATTGTATTCCATGCTTCCACCATAGGCACATCATTCCAACGCATGGCGTTCAATGAATATGCAAGCGGTGACAATAACGGCGTGATTGATACCTGGTTGTATGCAGCTCTTATTGTCCAGCCCTCAACAAAGCCTGGGAATGACCCAGCCACCATGTTAAGCGGCAAATCAGCAATAAAGACTGGCATCCCCATAAATATGCCAATCAGGGCATCCCTGTCTGCATCACTGATTTCAGGGTTGGTTAATTCATAAGTGATGGAATTAAAGTTTGCCTGTGGGTTGGCTCTTAAGGCAATGTAAAAATCTGCCTGATCCTCGGCATCCGCTTGGTGTTTAATTGTGGTGGTAATAATTTGTGCCAGCGTTCCATAAGTTGAAATTGATGCCACATCCGATTCTGAAACCTCACTGCTTGAATTTTGCCCAAATTTGATGGTGATGGAATTGCGCACATCACCTGCCCTGGTTTGAATTTTAAGTGAATTTGCCAGTGCTTCATTTGCACTTAAATCCACATAACCATTTAATGCCAAATAGGTTGTGCGGTGGGTGCTGTCTGCATAACTGATCAAACCTGATGCATCCTCATAAAGATAACCCAACCCTGATGTTGCCAATGCTGCAACCAATGAATAAACATCTGTGCGGCTTGATGACCTTTGTGCTAGTTCATAATTTCCAGGCTGATCAATTTCACCCACGCCAGTGTTTAACGCATCAGCCCATGTTGTCGCAGGGTTAAATGCTGCCCAGGTTTCTGCCCCTGGCACTTGTTGCCATTGAGTAAATAAAACCGCGCTTAAAATTGTATAAATCTGAGTTCCATCAAAATCCTGCGCCAGCACACCATTGGTCAATACTTTTGGCAACCTGGCAAGCGCACCCAGGGCAATGATTGTGATTGTTTGAGCATAGGCAATGCCACCTGCATCACTGACTGACACCGCTACATCAACAATTGATCCGCCAAATATCGGCACAAATGCAGCTGTTGAATCTTGAATCTCAACTGTAATTGATTGATTGATTTCTGCCAGGATTGGAGATTGATCCAGGTTAATCAATGATAAATTTATGTAACCAGCCTGGGCTTGCTCATAGATATTGGTTCGCCCTGATGTAATGGTGAGATTGGATAGAATTGCATTGGTGTAATCAATGCCATTGATTTTAATCTGCCAAACTGGATTCCATACGCTCATCAGTCACCCCTGATGAAATTGTTTGCACCGCCTGTGCCGCGATAGTTTGAATTGTTCATAACATCCACAATTGTGCGGGCGGTGGCTTCGGGATCACCTGCAACGCCAATGTTTATTGTGACTGATGCAGATTCCCTGCCCCTAACATCAGCAGTGCCTAATGAATTAAATGCTGATCCAACTGTGGGCATAACCAAAACTGATGATGGCAATGACACGCCTTTGCCAGCCCCAGTGCTGACACTTGACCCACCGCCTGAAATTGATGGCACTGATGTTGATGTTGATGCGCCTGTTGATGTTGATGATTGCCCTGTTTGATAACCGCCATTGACTTGTCCTGATCCATAAATCTTTGATAATGAAGCAATGTCTGCCCCTGGTTTAATTAAATTCAAACCCCTGATCACTGTGTTAATTGCATCAATAATGAAATTTATGGTTGGGGTTATTGCGCCTACGATTGTGCCAAATGCGCTGATGATGGCTGATGCAGCCTTTGCGCCAACATCTACCAAAAATCCAAACACTGTCTTTAATACTGGCAACACATAAGTTTGCATTAAATCAATAAATTCTTGAAAATTCTCTTTGTTGTCATCAATAGATTTTTTAACAACATCCCATGCATCTTTAAATTTGTTAATAATTGGCACACCAAATTCAAACACATATCCAATCAGGCGTTCAATAATTGGCAACAACCGCGCACCAACGGCTTCTTTGCCTTCATCAAATGCTTGCTTTAAACGATCAATGCGCCCTTGGAATGTTTCAGCGTTTCTTGATGCAGCCCCGCCATAAAGGTTTGATAATGCAATTTGAGTTTGTGTGAAATCCATTGCCTTCAAATCCGCAGCTGATAAACCAATGCCTAGCCGCGCCAGTTTTGTATCCTGCCCCTCATAGGCTTTTGCCAGGGCTTCGGTAACTGTTGCCAAATCTTTTCCAGTGCCTTTTGAAACATCAATTGCCAGGTTTAAAATATCTTGGGATTTGCTCACATCTTTTGTGCTAACTGCTAGGCGTTGCATTGATGCTCTCAAATCTGTGTCACTCACGCCAGTTGCCAATTGCATCTTTGAAATATAAGCCTCAGTTGCCTTGATTTGGGCATCAGTTGCACCTGTGGCAGTCTTTAACGCACTAGCCAAACGCAACTGTGCTGCCTCATCCTCAATGGCTGATTTGACCCCATCAACGCCAATTTTAATTGCATAGGCGGCTGCCGCTGCGGCTGCCAGGGCAAAGGCTGCACCAATCTTTTTGCCAACATTGCCCATCTTGTCACCAAATGTTTCAACATCTTTAGTGGCTGATTTCAGACTGTCAGTGAGTTGTTTGGTTTCTGCCAGGATGGAGAGTTTAAGGGTGCGTGAACCTGTGGCTGCCATTACCACTCCTTAACTATGCGATCAAAGGCATTTTCCCATTGATCGATAATATATTTTTGATTTTGGCGCAGTGTCGGATAAATAAACCAACCGCGTGAACCTTTGCCAAATTTGCCTGACCAATTCGGGAATTGCTTATATTTGTTTGATCCAAACTCAGCCCCACCCCACAATTGTTGGGTTGTGCCACCACCGCTGAATTTCTGTGATGCAAAACCAAAACTGATTTCACCTATCTTTGATGATTTGCTGACCTTTGATCCAGCTGCAATTCGGTCATCAATTAAGTTTTGAGTAAAACTGGCAACATTTTGAATTTGTTTTTGTAGATATTCAGTCAATGCGCCTGATTCTTTTTTTGCTTCGGCAATTGCTTGATCACTCATTGCACCCAGGGCTTTAATAATTAAACGCTGTTCACCCTTGTCATAAGTAATTGAATCACTTGGCATTGCGTTTCTCCAAAATCTCAACTGCGGTCAAAATCTGCTCTGCGCTTTCCCATTCACTCATTGGGATTGATGTGGCAATTGCCAATTCAATCAATAAGTAATTTATGCTTCCGCGCTTGTAACTTTTGGGTCATCTACCCCCACCAC